ATTTACTACCAAAGCCATTGTTTAATCCTCCTTACGATATTCTAATAATAGCTTGTGTATCATTAGCATCTGGAAACTGTACTGTAAAAGTTCCTGAAGTAGCTGTTTTATCTCCACCGAAATCTAAAACTGCCACTGATGGATCACCAGATGCTGAGTCATTATAAATTAATGCACCTCTTGCAGTTAAAGTCACTCCAGTAAAGGATAAGTCATCGAAATCAACAAAAGCTGTTGTTCCGTTAACTGATACTAAAGCATTAACTAATGCTCCGCCACCTGCAACATACTGTCCAGTATCTCCAACTTGTCCTGTGATACTTACATCGTATGAAGTAGTGTCCGCACCAATAGATGCTGTGTTATCGTATAATGCTAATTTAAAAGTATTTCCTGTGCCTACAGTGAAATCATGCACGCCTTCAAGAATTTCTTCTTTGAAAGTGTTGCATATTGCGTTTGTTGTAATTGCCATTTTGTAGCTCCTTATTTAATAGTTTATGGAGATGGACTAGGCACTTTAATCCTAGGCACTCCATCTGAATATTCATCTCTTCTTCGTCTTCCCATTTGCTGTAAAGCAAAAAGTTGTACTTCCTCATCATACTTTGTTTTATAGAGATTGTACATATCTGCAGGGCCTTTTAGATATGAAAAAGCCTCTGTTAAAACCCCATGTAATAACATTGATTCCTGATATTGTGCCAAATAAGTATTATTAGTTGACGTAAAATGAGGTGGATCAATGATGTAATTTAATTGCACTTGATATGCCTGATCAGGAGTAGGTGCAACTAAAAATGTATTTTCATTCCAGTTTGCATAATAAAGAGGCAATCCTGTAGAGCCATTATTATTGTATTCTGAAATAAAACTTGTATCTCTTTTTTCTAAAAACGTTCTGTTTCCAGATCCATCAATAACTTGAACTGATCTGATTATAATTTCATCTCCTGGTCTATTAATATATCTTTGACCTGTTACAAAATTAGCCGTCGCATATTTTCTTAAGTCATCGTAATCCACTTTATTAGCAACATCGAGTTCAATAATTCTAATAAATTGATCTAATAAACTATCTGATAAAACATTAGAATCTACTTCTGTGTAGTTTCTAACTTGAGTTAAAAAATTTGCGTAAGTTATAGCCATTATGATATTACCACCGTTACTTGACCCACTAAGGAGTTTATAATTCTTTTTCTATTTTGTTCTGATCCATCATCAGGTTGCATGCCATTAGATTCAAAAGCAAAATCACCTGGTAATGTTAAACTTACTGTTGTGTAATTTTTACCACCAGAATTAATATTAAAATCTTGTGCTCTTGAATTTTGTAAAGCAATAGCATCTGCAGTTACTTTTTTACGTCTAATTTGAGGATGTTTAGATTCATATTCAGATATATGAACAAGTGAACCATTCCATTCTCTAACCATTTCTACATATGGAAATGCTTGACCTGAACGATCAGATATTGCCATAGATCTTTTTCCTCTAGCCCAAGCCATTATACACCATCTCCAAAATAAGTTTGTGGCGAAATATATAAAGATGTTCTTGATCCATCTTCATCTAACGCTCTTTTCATTTCATCTTCATATGCTAATTTTAACATTTGAGATCGGTCAATGGCATATTGAAAAGATAAATAATAAGCGAGTCCTGCTACCATACAAGGTAAAAATCTATAAACTGCATCTGGATTATTAGAATAAGCTCCAGCATCTTCAATTCTTTTAACTACATAATATTTTAAATAAGTGTACGTATTTAAATCAGGTGCCTGATATAAATAAATTTTAGGAGTGGTTAATCTAGAAACATAATACTGTGACGGTTGGCCGACAGAAAGTTTATTTGGAAGAGCAGCATAAGCTGATCTATCTATTTTAGTTAAAGATACATCTTGAGTAGTTACCGTATCGCTTCCTCCACCTGTGGATGAAACAAATGCTTCTAGCACATCAGAAACATCACTCGCCACTGTATACTCAGCTTGTCCTGAAACTAAAGCTACTTCATCTAATTCTATTTTCCAAAGATGAACTCCTCTATTTCCCCATTCAGAAAATAATATATTAAGATTTCTTCTAGCTCGTTTTAAATCATTACCTGAGTTAGGTCTTAATCCACATCTATTAAATGCTTCATCAATGACTTCTTCAATGGTTAAATTAAATGCTGTAGTTCCTGATGTTGCCATTAAATTAATCCTTTATAATAATCACTTAGACCTTTATAACTTGTATGATGCTCATGTCTCATTTCAAATTCTTTTTTAGTTTCAGTGGATTGTTTAACTGCTTTCCCTGTATAAGCTTTTAACATTCCACCTATTTTTTTACTTTCAGGTTTCTTTTTATACATGTCTTTATGTATTTCCCTGGTTTCTTTTTTAGCTTGTTCAAAAGCAGAATCTTTTGACATGTTAACGCTCATTTCATCATAAAGCTTTTTAAAAGTATTTTTAACTGCTTTAGAAGCACCTGGAAAAGCTTTTTTAACAACGTCAAAAACAATTTTCCCTGACATTAAATCATACCTTTATAATAATTTTCATAAGATTTATTAGAAACGTATTCACCTTCACCTATAGTGGATTTAATATGAGATCCAACATATTCCCCTTGTTTAGAAGATCCTTTAGATCTTTTTTTCATAGGAACACAATTAGGTACTTTTCTACCATTTTTGGTTTTCATACCCACCATCTCATATCCTTCCCAACAAGGTCCAGATTTTTTATTCTTACCTTTTTTCATTAATCCTCCTCAGTAGCGGCCGCTTTGAGAGTGTTATTTCTCTCCTTTTGGCGGTTGTACAACTTATCTGATTGTACCACTTGAGGCCTGTATTTTCTAGACCTTACTTCTTTTGCTATTGGATTTTTTAGGTTTTTTGACTTTTTGTTTTTTAGCCCCACGGAGTTGTCCCTCCACTTGTTTAGTCATTTGTGATCTTCCTATTACCATGGTTTATACCTCGTTTTTTTGTTTTCATCTTTATAAGCCAATAAATTTTGTTTTCTATTTTCAGTTCCATTGTAAGATATATGCACCCAACCTGAATCTGGTTCACCATCTTTATAGAACTCTAATATTAATTGATCGTATTCTAGGTTGTGTCTAATCCATTCAGCAAGTTCCTTATTATCAATGCCTGGCACTTCTATATCTGCGGCTTTACCCTCGGTATGTTGTGAATCGATACTACTTCCAATAGCTATGCATAATTCTGCAGATCTATATCCAGAAGAAACAATAACTGGTTTATCAAAATTAGAACGTATAGGTTGTAATACATTCATGCATAATTCTTTTAAATTATCAATTTGACCTGGAGAAGGGTTGTTTGAAATTCCTCTTCTTTCGGCTGTTTGTGATTTAGTTAATTCGGATAAATTAAAATTAGCTGAAAGTTTCATGATGTATATCTAAAAGGATTACAATTATCTATTCTTTCATTTAAATTTTTATCAATCTTATTACATTTGCAATCTTTTAACAAGAGACAGAAGCCTTTATATACCCAATAAATACAACGTTTCATTAATGTCCCACAATCTTTTCTATTCGTTTAATTCCATGCTGATCCACATATACTTTCGCTTTAACGACAGAACATTGTACACGTGAATTACCACTATCATTGTTTCGTTCTATTTTTCGTTTAGTCTCTAAACAATCAGATAATGATTCTTTATGTGAATGTTCTATCATCCTATCGTTTAAAAATAAGCACAAAGCTACAACCACTTCTATCATCAGTGTTTACCATTTCCATTTGCAAATTTAATATCACGTGTTGCATCCTTTAATCTCTCAACATCTTTTTTTAATTTATCAATTTCTTTATCATATTGTTTTAACATCACACCAGTATGAACATTGTCCTCTAACATTTTTGCATGTTTTTCTAATTGTTTTGTTAGATATTCAATGAGCATAAATTGCTCTTGATCAATAGGTTTTTGAACAGAAGCCTCCAGTAAATCATTTTCAAATAATTTATTTTTAGTCTCTAGTTGATTAAGTCTTTCAATAACACCAAACGCAAACCATACTCCAGCACCTACGGCTGCAATAATGGCAATAAGATTACGTAGTGGCAGTGCCACAGATGTTGAATCACTAATCTTCATCGTTTACCAATTACTGGTGGATTTAATTACTTTGTGCGCTAATACTTTTCCTTTGTTAGAACCATGTTTAACAACATATCCCGAAGTACCATTTGCATTGATATCTACTTCCTGTCTCGCACTAAATAATGCTTTAGCTTTAGAAAGTAATGATTGTTCTTTATTTCTGTTTTTAAATAAATGAGTAAATCTATTTATCATACATCCTCCTTTTTTATTTCTTCCACATTATAAAACATATTATCCGTGTCTTCTACTTGGAAGTTTGAGTCTTCTACCGACCACTCTGTAGTTTGGACATGATAGTCAGGCCAATTGTTTTTAACAGTATAATTAGAAGCATGCCAAAGAATGCGATTATTAGGCTGAATAGCAAAATTACCGTTATCAAGTTGGATAACATGGCCGCACTTATGTTCTTGAGGGATTTCACTATGTTCTGTATTAAGAATATTATTATCTGGATGCGCCCAATCAATCGTAAATAAATACGATCCATGATAAAATTTTTTATCTTTTCCAAGATACTTACCTTTGATTCCGTTTAAAAAATCAAACTGATGGACACTAGGATAATAACTAAAGCAATCCCACAGTTCCAAGGAGTCAAGCGACATATCGGGCACTTCGGCTCTTTGTAAATGTTTTTGGAAAAAAGCTGAGATAGGCAGGCGATAGTAGACCGCACCGTTCGGGAGCATCGCGTGAAATAAGACTGCACGTCCTGGTATCGATGCAAGACCAAAGATAACTGCGTCTTCGCTTTCTCCATCATGTTTTTTAAAATCATAAAGATATTCCTTTCTTATTTGACAATAAATTGTCGGTGTATTTGCGTTGAGATAAGTAGCCATTTAACATTTCCATCTTCTTCTCGCTTGTCTTAATCTTGAATTTGGATCTTTAGCAGCTTTAGGAAATTGTTTCATTTGTCCTGCTGATCTTGCACAATAAGATCTTCTTCTCGCTGCACGTTTAGGACCTGGTTTATCTTCTGTTACAGCTGTTTTTAATTTACTTCCAGGGTTTTTTCTTCTGTAAGCCATGACACCAGCTTGTGTCATTCCAGCACCTGATTTTGTTGATCTGAAATTTTTCTTATTACGAGGAGGCATACCGCCTTTTGAAAATCCTAAAAGCGAAGCGGTATACTTATCCATTATTTGTCTATTAAAACAGTTGCAGTAATATCAGCACCAATTGCTGAACAAGTCATACCATCTACAAATAAAATACCATCCATTGGTAAATTAAATGCAAATACATCTCCTTGTGGACAATCTGCTATCCATTGAGTTACAGAATTACCATCCTGTAAAGTAATAGATTGCGTACCTGAAGTACCATCATTCGTCATCATAATACCTCTAAGTCTTGTTCTTCCACCAAAAACAGCTCCTGTTCCTGTTACTTGGACTGCTTTTACATCACTTGTAAAACCCATTTTTTTCTCCTAAGTTTGTGGCTCCCGAAGGAGCCACTAATTATTTATTACTACGCAGAATAACCGTAAACTTCAAGTAAAAATTTACCTGCAGTATATGTTCCTACAGTAGTTCCTGCTTGAACGAAATATAAATACTTACCAACTGTTGGTAAAGTAATTATATCGATGTCCCCTGCAGCTACACCACCAGAATTTAATAAAGACGATGCAGTTAAACTACTAATTGCAGTTGAGTAAACACCTGTTGCTTCATCTGCTTGATAAATATCAATATCAGTATCTCCTGTTGCTGGAGTTTCTAAAGTTAATAGCCTTGCAGAAAACAAAGTTCCGTTGTTTGCCGCTGTAAGTGCAGCAAAATAAGCTGGACTTGAGTTATCGACTCCGATAATGTCGTTTGCAGATCCTGATGAAGTTATACCTGTCAAATCAATCATAATAGTTGTTTTAATAATTGATCCAACTTTTTCTAATGAAGTTGCATAAACTCCAGTTGCAGATATACCTGCTCCTGCTGTAGCATTTGTGTTAGCAGTTGCTGAAACAAATCCTGTAGAATCTACAGAAAAGTTAGTTGTAAAGGCACCAGTAGATGAGTTTTTAGTTACTCCTAAAAAACCATTTTCCGATCGGACTGGGCCTGTAAAAGTTGTGTTTGCCATAATATTCTCCTTTTGTATAGCGTTGTATTTGTAGTCTCTATACTCGTCTGCCTAACCAGTCTACAAATAATTTTTTATTGTTAGGTATTTTTATTATACATAAAAAAAGGGGCGATGTGAACACCGCCCCTTTTAAGTACCCGTTGTAGGGTTAATCTGTTAACTATTAGCTAGTTGGTAAGTTTCCGTTACCAAATACACATCTTGGATCAGAGAATCCAAAAGAGTATCTTTCTCTAGCTTTGAATCTAACGTTACCAGTATCGAAGTCACCTTCTAACGCAGTTTTAATCGGGCTTCTTTCGAAGTGTTTAAAACCATTAGGCACATCTGTTAACAAGAAGAATGAGTCAGTGTCAGTTAAGAAGTTGTTCACTCTGTAACCTTCAGGAACCATTC